TTTTGCAAGAGATTATGGACAGCAAACAGTAGACAGGTTAATAGAATTCACAGCGATGCTAGGAGATAATCTTAACACAGGGTACCTTACTATATGTGAACAGTACCAACTTAAAGAACTTTTATATATAAACAAAATTAAACACAGAACCTTAAATAAAAATATATACTCCTGTGATAAAGTACAATTTAAACAAGAAAAAAATAATATAGGAATTTGGGAATTAGAAGAAAGTTTCTTATACTATAAACATTATGGAGTAGATAAGAGACGTATACTTGATAATCGACAAGGTTATAATTACAGTGATACTATTTCATATCTATATAGATGTATAAATTCATCCAAATTAATTAATATAGAATACCTAGATAATAAGTTAAATAATAATATTTCAAATAAATGAAAAACTTAGGAGTAGACATAGTGTATATACTAAATAGAACACAAGACTATAGACGTAAAGAAACACTACTTGAAGAGTTAAACTTTATACCAGGGTTAAATTATAAAATTATAACAGCGGTAACCGGCGATGTTCTACCTTCAGTCCCTGACATGATTCAAAACAAAACACTCTTCCCCGTATTCACAGATCCGGTTGGATTACTTACTAAAAATATTATTGCAACCGCTTTAACTCACCAAAAAGCTTATAATACTTTCTTATCCTCGGAGTATTCTTCTTGTTTAATATTAGAAGATGATGCCCGTTTTACTAAAAAGTTTTATAAGTACATATCCAACGGTAAAATTGATAAAATAACTAAAGATATAAAAGAATCAGATTACGACGTAGTATACTGGGGACGTTCAAACTATGCTGATGAAAGAAAAATAGCGCATACAGGAAAATACTCTGAATATTTAAATCATACAGAATTAAATATAGATTACTACGGTGCACATGCTTACCAAGTTAGTAAACAAGGAGCTACTAAGATAATGCAGCAAGCACTCCCTATTAAATTCCCAGCAGATGTTCTTTTAGAAAGTCTAGACTTAAACGTATATTCACCTGATTATTCAATGGTAATACAGAATGCAGGCCCAGTCACACAGGGAGTAGCCCATAGATTAATGGATACACTTAGAACAATAGGAGAAGAATCTGATTCATTACAGAGTAGCACTAAAGAGGATTTTGATTTTAAATATAGTAATAGAGATAAAGGTAGGTATACAAAGCAAGTAAAAGAGTGCAGAGTATACGCAGACATACCTGTAGATAAAATTACATTCGGTAATAGAAAACTCCCAAACGGTAAGATAGTAGAAAACTGGGCATCTATACACTTAATTAAAGAGTAGACTATTTATATTAAATAAACAATACACTATGGCAGTTGCATACACCTGGCACATAAACCACGTAAACGTCTATCCAACAGGATCAGACAAACAAGAACCCATCAACACCCGTAATGATGTAGTTCATGAAATTACATATACATTAGAAGGTTCGGAGACTTACAACAACATACAGTACAGAGATTCACATACAGATACACTGTATATTTCAACAGACGATCTATCTTCTTTTACTTCATTTGATGAGTTAAATCAAGAAACTGTTCAAGAATGGGTTAAAGCAGAATTGGCAGACCAAGTATCCTCTGAAAATCAGAGTTTAATTGCATCACTAAAGAGTATTATAGCAGCAAATATAGAGTATAATAAGAATCCACCATCAATAGTAAAATATATTAGACAATAGTTGTTTCGTATACTATTTATTCTTATATTATATAATAATTAATCGATTAAATTAAAGTTTTAAATTAAAAAGAAAATGGCAAACACAAAACTAAGTAAAGAAGAGCTTGGAAAGTTACAAGATCTGCAGAACAAGAATGCTGCACTAATTCAAGAGCTAGGGCAAATTTCATTAGCTGAAATTAACCTAGAACAGAGAAAAGAAAGTGCTGAGCAGTTTCTAGAAGAATTAAGAACTTCTGAACAAGAGGTTGTTAAGGAATTAGAAGATGCATATGGAGTAGGGTCAATCGACCTTAAAGAAGGTGAATTTATCCCTGCACCTGTAGAGGAAAAAGGAGCTGAAGATGAAGTTGTTGAAGAAGTAAAGTAAATATTTCAAACATACTTGAATAGAGAGGAGGGTTTAGATCCTCCTTTCCTATTTATATAAGAGAAGTTAAAACAAAATACATTATCTGTTTTACATTCCTGAACGATATTTATAATAAACTAAAAAACAAAATAGACCAGACATGGCAGAATCAATTATTTCCCCAGGTGTATTTGCAAGAGAGAATGATGTCTCTTTCATCAATCCAGCTCCAGTTGAAGCAGGCGCCGCTATTTTAGGCCCAACCGTAAAAGGTCCTGTTCTTGAACCAACTATTGTTACATCTTATAATGAGTACAAAAGAAAGTTCGGAGAGACTTTTATTTCAGCATCAACTAATCAAGAATTTTTAACATCTATAGCGGTAAAGAACTACTTCCAACAAGGAGGTAACACTATGCTGGTTACTAGAGTAGTAAATGGAACATTTGCTCCAGCTACAAGTACACACGTATCTTCTTCAGACGCTGCTGATACTCAACCTTTTGTTCTTAAGACATTAGGTAAAGGTACATTATTTAACGCCTCAACAGGAGTAAGTTCAGCAGGAGACGAAATCACAAACAGTGGAGGAGTTTTAACAAGCGGATCAGAAGACAACATCAGGTGGGAAGTAACTAATGTAGATAAGAAAAAAGGTACATTTACCTTACTAATCAGAAAAGGATCAGATAGTCATAATGCTAAGGTGGTATTAGAAACATTTAACAATGTATCATTAGATCCACAATCATCTAATTACATAGAGTCTAAAATTGGTACACAATATAAAGCTCCAGCAACAGACGGGTCTAAAGACTATGTTAAAACTTTTGGAGATTACATTAATAAATCAAATTATATTTATGTATCTGCTGTTAATAGCCCACTACCAGGGTACTTATTAAATGACGGTATAACAGTTAGGAGCGACGAATATACAGGGTCATTACCGATAAATGAATCAGGTTCATTCCACGGAGCAACAGGAAACATAGCACCTGCTTCTGCTAACTACTTTGGATCTATTTCAAATACAGATTCACAAGGAGTAAATGGATCAGATTATTCTACAGCAATATCAATACTAAGCAATAAAGATGAATACATCTTTAATATAGTATCAGCACCAGGTCTTATATACAGCAATGCAGCACAAGGAAGCGCATTAGACAGTATTATTACTTTAGCAGAGCAAAGAGGAGATTGTATTGCAGTAGTAGATTTAGATAACTATGGTTCTGGAGTAGCTGATGTAACTTCAACAGCAACAGGATTAAATAGTTCTTATGCAGCTGCTTACTGGCCTTGGGTACAAGTAAAATCAGCAACAGGTAGAAACGTATGGTCACCAGCTTCAGTAGCAATACCGGGAGTATATGCATTCACAGATAATAGTTCAGCACCATGGTACGCACCAGCAGGACTAGTAAGAGGTGGAGTAGTAGGAATCATTCAAGCAGAACAGAAATTGACAAGAGGTCAAAGAGACTTATTGTATGATGGAAAAGTTAATCCAATCGCTACTTTCCCTGGACAAGGTATTGCAGTATTTGGTCAAAAGACATTACAAACTAAAGCATCAGCTTTAGATAGAGTGAACGTTAGAAGATTGTTAATTGAACTTAAGAAATTCTTAGGAGATCAAGCTAGAAACTTAGTATTCGAACAGAACACAGTAGCTACTAGAAACAAATTCTTATCAATCGTTAATCCTTATTTAGAATCAGTAGTACAAAGACAAGGTCTTTATGCTTTTAGAGTTGTAATGGACGATACGAATAACACAGCAGACGTAGTAGACAGGAATCAGTTAATTGGTCAGATATTTATTCAGCCAGCAAGAACAGCAGAATTTATTGTGCTAGACTTTACAGTTGAACCAACAGGCGCAACTTTTAACGGATAATTTAAAAACAATATATTTATAATAAAGTAAATACAACATGGCAGTATTAGATCCAAACGAAATAATGTTTAAAGCCTTTGAACCAAAGGTACAGAACAGATTTGTAATGTATATCGATAACATTCCTTCCTTCATGGTTAAGAATGTTAAAGCACCTTCCTTTACCGATAACGTTATCAAGTTAGACCACATCAATTCATATAGAAAAATTAGAGGAAAAAGAGAATGGGACGATATGACCATGACTCTTTACGATCCAGTAACTCCTTCTGGAGCACAAGCCGTAATGGAATGGGCAAGATTAGGATACGAATCGGTAACAGGTAGAGCTGGTTATTCTGATTTCTATAAAAAAGACTTAACTTTAAACATATTAGGACCCGTAGGAGACATTGTAGGTGAATGGATCATTAAAGGAGCTATCCTAACAAATGGAGACTTT